CCTAAAAATTCCGTCCAGAAAATGTTGTTCAGCTTCAAAGCAGCACCACGGCCAAGTCGCCTTGGGACCGCAGTCAACGCACCCAGATCGTCGTTGATGATATCCGTCCGCGTGATAGCAAACATCTTGCCATACGTTTCGGCCTTGTTGGTATAGCTCTCGGATCCAACCTCACCGTGCTTGATCTCGCCGGCCGGTCCAACCTGCTCATACTCAAAGCCACCGGTCAGACTGTAGCTGGTCGATGTCTTGAAATCCCGGACTGATCGGATCGCGGTAATGTCCCTCCATGCCATATCTACATTGTTCCAGCCTTGAAGCAGGAACTTGTTGGCCACATTGCCCAAGATCCCCGACAGGCTCAAAGTGGACATGCCGCCGGCATGAATCGACCTGCTATTGTTGCCCTGCATATTGAATGCAGCCCGCTGCGCCTCAACCGTCACATCGTAGCCATCGTAGCCATTGGCCTTAGCAGCCATCAGGATCAGTTGCTTCAGGCCCAGCCCATCGCGGAACTTCTTGTAGGCGGTTTCCAAAGTCTTTTCATCGAAATCCGCCTCCAATGTCGGCAGTTGGCCGGCCACGCAAACGGCAGCCTCTAGCACCTTATCAGTAACTGCATCCTTGCCAGCCCTGGTGGCAAATACGGTATGCCCTTGCGGCCTGGTAGCCCGAAGCAACTCCAACTCAAATCGCTCCTCATCCCAGTCGCCATCAATCGCTAATCGTGCAAGCGCCTCGATCGCTTCGATCTGTTGCGGGTTTTCCGCAATCGCCCGCGCCGTGATCTGCGTAATCGCGCTAATCCGTTTCCTGTTAGCCTTTTCTTTGGCAAGGATCGCATCCAGCGATTCTTCCTCGGTGCTTTTGGCGGCAGCCCTCTTTTTCTTCGTAGGCTTGCCGTCATAGTTGGCCTGCAAGCCATCGATGACCTCCTCAGTCGTCATCTCATCGATATCCATGTCAGGCAACATGGCCTCTATCCACGCTCTAAACTTAGGATCCACGGTCTCATCCTCCTCTTTTGATGCGGTCGAAGCCGCAATAGAAACACTAGTCATGTCGTCCGCGCCATGCGAAACGAATGCGAAACCTGTCAGCGAACTCTCGCGGACAACATACATCGGCCCGGTAAATTCCTGGCCGTTCACTGTAACCTTATCGTCTTTCTTGACTTTCTCCGGCTCAGCCTTGGGGGTTGCCTCAATCGAAGCCTGCCAAATATAGCCACCAGCCGCGCTGTTCACCACCTCGTCCCGTGCGGCAGTCGCGGCGGTGGCTACACCCACGGCAGTAAGTGTTTCACCGCTATTGACCAGATCGAAATTGCCAACTCGCTGCGTTGAATCGTGATCCAGGTTAGCCACCAAGACCTTGCCCTCAGCCATCCCCTCCAGGTCGATCACCAATGGAAGATCGTAACCGCCGATCTCCATGTCGGTGCCGGTATAGATATCGGCAGTGAACCTGGCAGGTTTCTGTTTGCCATCATCATCCTGCTCCGCTGCCTCGATTTTCACCGGAGCGTGCATCGCAATGACTGATGGTTTCTTAATTGCCTGCATCTTGGGAAGCTTGTTTATCCTGCCTCGATTTTTCTTCTTCCGCATCGTTCAATGCTCCTGTTTTTTGTCCAATCGCTTCTGGCGGTGGATCGATTATCGCGGCACCAGTCGGAAACATTTGATGTAAAAATACTCTGCGCATTTCATCAGGCGTAATGCCATAATCAGCCGACATCTGCACGATTTCATCCTCGAAATCTTCGCCAGCTTCTGAGTACAATTTATTTAAGCTCGTTGACCCATTACGTAGGTTGATGTTATTGGCTCGTGCCTCGGCTGCAATGTCGGCTACTCTGTGCTTCGGCCAATCCCAGCCGTGGATCCTGGCGGCCGGCCCCACTAAGCTGGGATTGGCACCAAGCCATCGATACTCCCGAATCGCCTCGTCGAACCACAGATCGAACAACGGATCCAAAACCAGATCGTTGCCGTCCTCACGATCCACATCCAAGGCACCATAATAGGTTTGGTGGTCTAATCGGCCGGAGGCGTAGTTGTAGCTGCTGCTGTCACAAGCCGCCTTGTTGTACGGCATTGACTTCGGCCTGGCCTGCTCATTGATCAGCGATTTATGGAATGCTTCGTAGGTAGCGGTTGGATGCTCGGCCCGCATCTGAAATGGATCGTAGCCGTCCGGCAAGGCCGTCATCATCCGTTTCTGGATATCCATCGTGGACATTGGATCCACGAGCTCTAACGTGTCGGGACTGACTTGCGTTTTGAGGAATAGCGTGAAATCGGCCGCAGTTTCAGCTGCGGCAATGGTAGCCTCGCGGTAGCGTCTGGCCGCGGCTCCCATGTTTAGCGTACTGGTAGTTTCTGGGATCCCCCGGTGCTGACCTGGCCGGCGAAGTTTGAACCACTGCAAAACGTACCTGGCTGGGATTCGCTCCGCTTCCTGATAGCCGCCTACAAAAGTTGTCGATCCAGGGTGACGCCTTAACAGATCATAAGAGATCGGGTTGCCATACTGATCGAACCGGATGCCGTCAATCGCACCCTCATTGAAGAACTCTAGGTCCGGCGTCTGAAACTGCTCGGTTTCATACAACACCAGATCAAGTTTTACTTTGTTGCGCAAGTTCCTGTTGGTTCTCACTACCGCGAACCCCTCGCCGTCTGTATGCTTGGCATGGCATAGACACCAGAGTTTGCGCCTAAGACGGATCGCCTTGGCCCAGAGTGTGAACTCCGCTTCAACCATCTGGTTAAAGCCCTGGCTCCCTGACTGCATCCGCAGCTTAGGCCCCACGCCCACGGTATCCGTCGCGTAGGTCTGTGCGATCCCGTCCGCATACCCATTGCTAGAAACGTCATACCGTGAACGTGGAACAAGCTTTTCTCGAACCGGCCGACTATTCGCTGAGTCAGCATCATATTGATCCGAGTTGGCCCAGTAATTCTTAAACTCGTCGGTGTCGCGTGCAGCATCGTATTCGGCCCGCAGCCGGTGCCAATTGGAAGTCCGCGGCAATTGCGTTAAAGCGGCGCGAGGTTTCCCATTGCTGCTGATCGGTCGTCCGAATTGATCTATCACCGCTGGCATTATCCGCATCCTGGTGGAACCAACTTTGTAAATCGCAAGCCGAAGTGGCTTTGATCCATTGCCTTCTTGGCAGTCAGATGGTTATGCAATTTGATAAGATCGTCGGCCGTCCTGGCTGTAACCGTCTGACCGGATACCGATACGCTTGCCGGCCCGGAAGCGTTTTCGATAATTGCAGCTTCAATCGCATCTAGTTCTGCTTGAGTAGCCATGCCCTAAGAATAGCAAGATACAAGCGAAGTCTACGGATTCAGGCTATTTGATTCGATATATCGAATATCACCTGCCAGTTTTTGGCAATAGTCCATCATACTGCTCCGAAGTTTGCATTCGCTGCCCGCAATTGCGGCAGGCCCGCACCCGGCGATAGCCGCCAGAAATGGCGGTTCGATAAGATACATCGATCATCCGACAGCCGCACTTGGGACAACTCAACCCGCTACTCTCGGATGCCATATCTTGAAGCGATCTTCGTTGATCCATCACTTGCCCTTCGCCATATCTGCCAGGGATCTGCGTTTGGCAGCTCCGGCCGGCTTGCCTGATCCCAGTAAGCTAATGCCCTTCATCGATGCGGCAACCGATGCCAAGTAGCTGGCATCGAAATAGTGATTCTGCCCCCGGCCAGCCTTCGTTTTCCAAACCCGCTTCAAGGATCCGCGGATCAATTCCTCTGCCTCAACCTCAGATGTCAAATGCTTGGCGTAGCTGATATGTTCTTTGCTCTCTTTCGGTAGATACTTGCCCAGAAACTTGCGTTCCTTGTCAGTCATCTCACCGAATAGGTAAGCAGCCCCCGGCTTACCCTCAGTCGTCAACCACCTGGCATGCTCAAAAGACTTCCACCGGTCGGTATCACAATGCACCAGCCAAAATCCCTTGGGGAGCTTCGACATAAACCAGCCGTCGCCAGGCCGCCGATCCGGTGTCCGCTTCCACAGATCGTGGAAGTTAGTCACCGCGCAGCCCTGACTCTTGCCGTGGCCCTTAGCTGGATAACAACCTAAACCGGATTCCACACATGCTCGATACACCGCGGGGGACTGCCAGCCTGAATCAATTAGCGTCAGGTCAAGATCTACGATCTCCCCGTCAACTGTCATGCAAGGAAATTCTTTCTGCTGCTCGAACCGGCCCAGTATCGCGCTGCGGATCGCCAGCTCCACGCCTTCATCGCTACCGTACACCGTCCCCTGCGTCTCGTAAAATCCATAATCCAAGATGTAGTTGGTGGCATCTGGCTGCCATGCTTTAATCACCCAATAGACGCCAAGTTTCTGTACGTCGATCCCCTGAGTCAACGTGGTGCAGCTTGGAGGCACAACCCGCCGCGGATAGCCAGACAACCGCCGCTGTATCAGGGTTGCATAGATGCCGGACTCGACAGGCCCCAGCTCATCCGGCGGATCGTTGTTGTATTCGGTGTTGACGGCCTCGGCCCCTAGCCTGGCAACCAGTGTGTAGAAGTGCTCCAACGCGGACAGCTCGCCATTACTGCGATCCAACCGCTCTGGATTCGCTACCACCGCACCGGCATCCATCTTCTTGCGGTTCTTGCGGTAGTATTTCCTGGCCTGATTGGTACCCTCAACCCAGTCGCTTTGTTTGAGCATCACGAAATCGTCCCACAGATCAGCCCGCTCAGGAGGCGTCACCAGGAACTTGAACCGCTTCGGCTTCCAACTAGGTTTTTTTTTTGGATCCGTGAAGGTGTACGAAACAGATACCTTACTCTGGATCGTGCTCAGAAGGATCCTAGCTATCGGCTTCTTCTGGCTCCCGAGTCCGCCGATAGTCTTGTCTATCCGATCTTCCAGTTTCTTCGATTGCTCCTCACTCCTGGCAGTCTCTTCGGTGTCTGGATCGTCGATTACCGCCAGTTGCGGACGCCGGCCCCGTTTCTTTAGGCCGCGAACTGCGGAATCTAGGCCGCGGGTAGCAATGATTGAGCCGGCCGATGGAGAACCTGGCACATTGGGAAATATCACTTCCTGACCTGACCATGTAAAATGGCTGGCTGCCATCTCGTAAGACTTGCCGTCATCGAACCTGAACCCGCTCACTAGCTGATAGGGTGCCCGATGCGGAGTATTCTCCAGCGACTGAACTGGAACGCATACCTCCGGGTAGTAGGCCAGCAACAATTCGTTATCAACCATTGATGTCTTGATGGTATCAAGCGAATTGTCGGCCAGAGCCCCAGTAGATTGGAACAGCACCGAATAGCTCAACGTCCCTTGCAGCGTGTACTTGGTAATGAGCCTTTCGACAATCGTGGTTTTGCCTTCTCCGCGGGAAGCCGCTATGGCCTGATCGCCACCCTGCCTGATTGCGGCACCAAAGGCCCGGATCATCTCTATCTGTTGCTCGGTGAATACGTAGGTGAATGGATCTGGTAGGCCGCAATGCTTGGAAAAGTAGAACATCAGCCATTCAATGTCGTCTTTTTCCAGACGATTCCGCCGCTTGCGGCTCCGGCACTTGGGAATGCGAACAACCCGTTCTTGCCGGCGCTCAGCCCTTTTGCGTTCAGCCTGGTACTCTCTGGCGGTTTGTTTATTGGCGAATGGCATAATATAGATAAGGTAGGTAGTATGTACTAATCCTAGTTTGCGCGGGCGGTGGGGGAAAAC